CCTACTCTGTTTCATACAATGCTGGCGGTACATACCGACACAAGGTTTGGGACTTTGAAGGTGAGTATGTCTCTTTCTTTTATTTCATTTTTATTTATGTCTATAAGATAGAGAGGAAACGTCTGTCATCTACTCGGGAGATAATCTTCCTCATACCTGCGGATAGGTATTGTTTATTAGCCTTTCGTCCTTGGACTGCTCCATCTTTGAGTCGTGCTGAAATTTTTGTTGGCGAACTCCAATGTAGGAAAATAACCACTGTTGATGGTTGTTACTTACATTTGGCTCCACCCTCATCATTTCACCCCTTCAAGATTGACTTTAATGTCGTGGAAACATGTCGAGTGCGTCTATCTCTGGCAAACATTCCTACCCCTCACATTGTCGAGACACACATCCGTTCCCATGTTACAGAAGGAGCGCAGCATGCTTGTGTTCTATATCGATATTTGATGGGCCCCGGTGTTAGAGATGAATCTGCGGTGCTAGGCTATGCTGTCACTGAAGACACCACTGCCGAACCTGTTTCTTCTTATAGGCAAGCACATCCACCTTTCGATCCAAATGGTTCTGTTCCAGCGCGCACGAGGTTAAATGATGAGTGGACAATTGACTCTAGAGTCAATAATGTCCGTTCTGAGACCCCTTTCGACCCGGCTCATCAACCAGTTTTGGATGAATTTCTAGATTTGTTCCAACCACTAGTCCCTGTTGACATTACTGTTGTAGAGGCTAGACAATGCAGACCCACCCAGCGAAGCTTGAGAGAAGCCGCTGGTCCTGTATTTGGTGATAGTGAGTTTAGAGTTAAGGCTTTCCAGAAGATGGAATCTTACCCCGCAATTAAGCCCCCTCGCAACATAAGTACTGTTGATGCAGGATTCAAAACGGAGTATAGTAAGTATACCTACGCTCTTTTTGATTTCTGCGCTCGAGAATTTGGTTGGTTTAGTCCTGGCAAGACTCCTCTGGAGATCTCTGAAGGCATCTTAGAGTTAGCACTTCTTGGTCTGCTTTCCGAAGCGGATTACAATAAGTTTGATGGCACTAAGAGCCCTGCTGCTGTCCATATAGAAGAATCTATTTTGAGACGTTGTTTCCCTGATGACCCCTATGTTTTGGAGTTATTCAGAAGGCAACTTGGAGCACCTGCAACAACTTCTACTGGTGTTCATTATGACGTTGGCAACGGTCGCATTAGCGGCAGCCCCGACACAACCATTCTGAATACTTTGTTGAATGCGTTTATTGCTTATTTTGCCTTGAGAACTTTTCTCTTTAAGGTTTCTGGTGATGACATAGTTTATGTTGGTAATAGTGACTTAGCTGCTGCAGCTGCTTTGTTTGGATATACTTTAGAAGTTATTTCCCAGCCTCGGTTTCCGACTTATTTGGGCCGTGTTTATTATGACCTACCCACTACTGCTAAGAGCTTCTATGATTTGAAGCGGTTTATTCCCAAGATGCACATTGTTGTTGCCTCTAGGAATGTACCTATTCATATCGCTATAGCTCGTAGAGCGGATGGTTATATGATTACCGACCCTTATACTCCAGTCATATCAGATTGGTGTGCAGCCATGTATCGACATTATGGCCACGCCACCACCACTAAATATGACCATCTTATAGAGCTTCCTTTTGTGATACAAGGTAATAATTATCCTGTAGAAGAGAATGAGCCTATTTTGGACGTCGTTTGCGAGTATCTTGGAAAAACCCCTGAGTACTTGGACTCCCTGCTTACAGATTTGCGTACAACGCCCATTCGTAGATATGAAACCCTAGAGGAATTGATCATCCCACCTGGAGTAACAGTCGACGGAGTCAGTGGGCCGGAAAATTTTTCTTTAAGAGATAGATTACGCAGAAGACCTCGCAGAAATGTCAATCGTAGAAGTAATACCCGCTCGCAGGCGCCGTCGCGGAGCCCGCAAGCAACAGCAGTTTAATCAAATGGTGGTGTCCCAACGCGGTGGTGCTGGCAGAAGCAACAATATTGTTGTTCCTGTTAGATCCAACGTTCTAGTTAGGCAGCCTGATGTTCGTATAACTCAGGCTAAAGCTCCTAAGAATAAGATTAAGCTCCCTATGTTGTCCCAATGCGGTTTAGATTTCCTTAAGTGTGCGTTCGCACTCCCTGATTTTGACTCGAC